CTAGAGGTGGGAGGGCGAGTCGCTGGAGGTGGAGGAGGTGAGTCGCTAGAGGACATCCTTGTCCTAGTTTGTTTAGATTATTTTATTGATGGTGGAGGAGGAGGAGACAGCAACTTCATTAGAAACTATAAACTTTGTTACCTTACAATCAGTTGCACCTTCTGTTTGTTCCATAATATCTACAACTAACTGTAGATAGCCAACCATATCTCGCCAACTATCAATATACATATGGTTGCCATTAATTACTCTACCTAGTTTATGGAAAACCATTCCTAAAGCTTCTTGCTGATAGTGTGAAAGAATCTTCTCCTTACCTGCTAGTTCTTCCTCTAGTTTAAGTTGAAACTCCTGACTAATTCTAGCATGTTCTTTAAAGTCACCATAAGCAGCTCCTCTTTCATGTAATATTTCTCTTATACTCATTTTATATCCTCATCGTTGGTGTTCAATAGTTAAATTATATATTTCGCTTAGTTTCTCTTCTTTTAAACAGTTGTGGCATTGGATAATGTTCCTAGAAACATATATTCTCCAGACACTTCCACCACATCCTCTACATTTAAAATCTATGTGCATACTACTTCTTCTTCTTTAAAGACTGTAAGAACTCGTATAGTTTATCAAAGTTATCTACCGCTGGAATATACTCCAGTAGTTTACATAAAACAAGTTCAGTTTTATAACAATCATCTAGTGCATCATGTATAGCTGAAAGTCCTTTATACCATTCAGGATAAAAGAACTCTACAAGTGTATCTAGTTTATGATTAGGAAAACCAATACCTAGTTTCTTGTCTAACTTTGAAGCAAGTTCTTTAGTGCAAATGGTTTTAATTCCCTCAACTTGACTATGTAGTTCAAAGTCTACACATTGTTTAATCATTCTCATATCAAAAGAAATGTTATGACCAACTACATACTCCGCTTTAGGAACTTCTACAGTCTTAGAAGCTGGACAACCTAGTAAATCCAGATACTGCACGCCATTTACTTTAGCTGCATGTGGATTAATAGGAACAGAAGGTCTATACTTCTGGTTAAATACCCTAGATAAACTAGAGTAGATAGTAATTGGTGTTACTGTTTGAACTGTTTTAAATTCTACTGGGTAGTAAGCAAGTTGTATAATCTCGTCTTTAGCTGTTAAACCAGTTGTTTCTGTATCAAGTACAATAGCTATCATACTAATTCCTCCAAAGCTTTTCTCAAATAAGGGTCTACATCTGTTTGTTTAAGTAACCAAAATATCCAACCTTTATCCGTTTTAGCTACTTCTTCTAATGATTTACCTTTATGTTTACCAAAAGTAAAGTAAGTAGGAACTCTAGCTTTCTCAGAGAATAACCAAAGGTCTTCTAGACTATCAATAGTATTACCTAATGCAACTATTCTTAGTATAAGTTTATTCAAAAGAAGTCTACAGTTTATAACATCACAAAGAGCAGAATGAGCTTCTTTAACCATCTTTTTAGCCTCTACTCCAAAAAAGTAGTATATCATAGCACTTTGACTATGACTATCTAGGTCTGGAAAAAGATAACGACTAATAGCTAATGTATCTATTCTCTTAACATCTGGTTTTCCTATTACTTCCCAATCATAATCACAGTTATGTCCTATAATATATTCAATTCCTTCTGGTAGTTGGAATGTCTTGTATGATGGTTCATCTACTAGGTCTTCATTGCAGATATGAGTAACTGCCATAGCCCCTAGTTCAATAGGTTTCTCTGGGTTATATCTTTGGTTAAACTCTACTTCTCTGGTAGTATTATAACCTACATAAGCTACTTCTGTTATTCTAGGTTCTACTCTACCTGTTGTTTCACAATCAAATACTATTGCTTTCATAATGTCCTCATAAAGTAAATAATTTTTCTATCGCTCTTTTACTACCAGTATCTTGCGTCAAAGAAGATACTTGTTCTTTTTGCCAAAGGCACTTAAAGTCTTCTGGCATCTCATACTCAGAAATAAATATAGTATGTCCTTTGGTTTTCATGTCTCTACACCAAATATAAAAGTCTTCGTAGTTTATACTAGAATCATATTTAGTAGTTCCTTTGTAAGGAGGGTCGCAGTATATAATAGAATTAGCTGGTACATCTAGGTCAGTATAAGTACCATAGGTAAACAATACATCTTTTATGTTTGGTACTTGTTTCATAACATTTCTATAAGCTTCTGCTCCATAGTTTCTACCAGAACCTCTAGCATAACCTCCCCAATATTTACCAGCAAAAGAAAGATTAAAACCTACATAACCTTTTAAAGCATGATTATCTGTAGATGCTTTTATGTGGTGATAGTCTATTTCTGATACATTGATAGGAGGAGTCCAACCTTTTTGAAGTGCTTTAAACATTTCAATTAGTTCAAAGTGGTTATCACTAGCTACTCTATTACCACTAACTTTATCTATTAGATTACAGCCACCACAAAAAGGTTCTACATACCATTGACCTTCTTTTCTATCTCTAAGAATAATAGGAAGAATGTACTTTGCTATCCTATTTTTAGAACCCATGTATTTCATAATGTCCTCTTTACATTTAATAAAAATACTACGCCTACTACTATAATTGATTCAAGTAGTATGTTTTGTTGAAGAAAGTAGATTATATGACACATTACTCCTCCATTGCTTTTCTTGCTATACAACCAAGTAAAGCAAATACACCTATAAAAACACTAATAATAATTACTATAAGTGCAATATATTTAATTACTTCCATTAGTCTATCTCACTAACTGATTTATATCTTCTAACAGTTACAAATCTAGGCTCTCTATAACTGCCATCTTCGTTCTTCTTCATTACCTTAATCTCTACTACTTTACCAACTGGACTTTCTACATTCATAAAGTTATAAACGTCCTCATGTTTACCAACTCTTACTGCTTGTTCAGTCCCAGCTTTATCTTTAAGTAGTATGTTTAAGTTCTCGTTACCTTTCTCACCATAAGTAAGGTACATATCAATACAAAGTAAATCATAAGTATCTTCTAGTTTCATCTTCATAAGACTAGAGTTTCTCTTCTCTGGCTGGTATAAACCATCAGCTTGTTTAAGAATAACACCTTCTCCACCTTTGTAGGTTACTCTGTCGAAGTAGTCAAACCAGATTTCTCTATCTTTTGTAACAGTATAAGGTTTAATGCCTCTTATCTTAGTATTGTTATCGAGAGCTAACCAGCTAATAGACTCCATACGTTCTAAAGCAGGTCTTTTATCTACTACAATATCATTACTAAGTTCAGAATTATATACTAAGTCATGTATATAAAACTCTACATCAGTAGCTTGGCATTCACCTTTACTTCTATTAAAGATACCATTCATGGTGTAGAAGTCCATCTCTGGTATATATGCTTCTGCAATTAGAGTAATATTCCTATCAGGAACTGGTAAACGCTCAAAGAACTGCTTAGCATGTTTCATTGATGGAATAGTTCTACCATTAGAAGACTTTACGTCTAACCAACCTACTTTTGTATTATAGGAAATAGTAGTAAACCAACCATCAAGCTTCTCACTTACTATATATTCTCCTTGTATTTTTGGATTCTTCTTAGCTTCTTCTATATGATAATGTAATACTTTCTGTGGTTTTATCATACTATAACCCCAAATAACACAAGTAAAACAGTTAGAAAAATACCTAAACCTAATCCAACCATAAATAAACAAGTTTTATCAAATTCAGCAGTAGACTCTAAATACCCTATATAGTCTTTAGCAATACCTAGTTCATGTTCTAGTTCAAAAACATCTTCATAAAGTTTATCTATATGTTTCTGTTTACTTCTAGTAAAGTCTGCTAGTTCTTTTATTGTTAACTTTTCAGATTCAATACACTCATTAAGATACTTTATTGTAAGTCTAAGGTCATTAATAAGTTTAGACGCTTTATCCTTACCCCACCAATCAAATAAATTTCCCATAAATCACCTATACTGTAAAGAAAATATAACCTAGAGAAACTAAAGCCACAAAGCAATAGAATAAACCACTAGCATTACTCTTAGCTAGTTGGTCTTTCATTTTATCCATATCTCCATGTAGTGCTACTATGTAATCAGTATGCCCTTCTAGATGAACTAAGTATTGTCTCTGTAGTGCTATATAGTCATCAGTCACCTTTTCATACTCTTGGTATAAGTCAACATAAGCTTCTTCTGCTTCTGCTTTTACTGCATTTTCAAAATCATCTACAAAGTCTAATTGGTCTTGCATCTTATTCTCCTTTTAATTGTTTTAGTTCTGCTTCTAAGTGGCTTATGTAGCTAACTGCTTCTTTTAGATGACAAGCTAGGATATAAGCAACTGACCTACTCTTTAATCTCTTTCTTACATCATCTAATAAACAGTTCTTCTCTACCCATTCTACTACATGCGGTAAAGTCATTGTTCTATAATCTCTATTTTTATCTTTAGTTTTCATATTCTGTTCTCATGTTTATAAAAAGAGTAGGAAGCCAAGAGGCAGACTCCCTACTTGAGTGTGGTAGCTTGTCATAGGAGAGTCCCTGCTACCGTAGGTGATTACAACCTTTTATACTTCTCAAACAGTTCCATAGTTTTAGGTAGATGATGACATAGTAGTGTATAGATTGCATTAGCATATACTCTAGCTTCGTACTGTGCATGTTCATCTAGTCTAAGTGCTAGGAAGTGCATTAAGTTATTTAAATCTTGTTTCCATACCCAATGAGTATAGTGATTAACATTAAGAAATAGTCTTGCATGTTCTGGTGCTACACCATCCTGTAAAAAGGCAAGATAACAGTTATAACTATCTCTACACATAGCATTTAAACTAGCTTTAAAATCTTCTTGTAGGGATTGTTCAAGATTATCTTCCTGTCCTTGTTTTACATTAACAGCTTTACCACCTACTATCTCTGGTATATACCATTCTTCTGGTAGTGTTACATATCTACCACTTACTTCATTAATAGTAGCAGTTCTATGTCGTACAAATTGCCTAGCAACGAAGATTGGTAGTTTCATCTCTAACCAAACTTCTGTAAACTCTATAGGTGAAGAATGTTTATGCTTCATTAGATATTCTACTAATTTCATATCTAGACTTTCTGCTCTATCTTCTTGTAGAGCGTCAAAAGATATTCTAGCTACTTTAGCAGGGTCAATGTCTTGTCCATCAAACTCTTTATCTTTTCTAGGAATCATACTAGCTATATTATGTAGCTTAACAAATCCATGGTCTAAACATTTTATAGTATTCACTTTTTGTCCTTCTCTAGTAGTTCTCTTAGTTCATTTAGTTCTTGTCGGCAGTACAACCTACTAGAGCCTATAATCTTATGACTTATACCATAGTAGTGTACTGCTTTTATAAAATCTTTTAGTGGTATCTTCAGGTACTGCGATGCTTCTAATGCTTCTATATTAAATACTTCTCTTTTATCTATCATATTATCTACTTAAAAAGTTATCTATAGCTTTATCCATGTCCTCATCCTTTTTAGTCATCCAACTAATACACAGCTTTTTTGTACTTCCTATAGAGGAAACTGAAGCTAGTTTAAATACTAATCTCCAATCACCTCCAAGTTCATAAGCTATACCCGCATTAAGAAAGATATTTATAACCTTTCTTTTGTTCTTATCACCCATACCATAATATTAATGTCTTATAGAAGTGAGAGTTACCTATAGCTAATACTGTAAATGTTAGATGTAGTAACACTCCAGACAACAGAAGAAAATTTAAAGCTATCTGAACCCAATTCAGGTCTTTCAAGTAACTAAAACATTGTTTAACACAGTAGAAGCATATACCATTACCTATAAGTATAAGTAGTATAACTAAAACCTCATCTCCAGTTATGACTTCGTGCATGACTATACTCCAGTAGAACCAAAACCACCTTCACCTCTTTCAGAAACTTCTAAAGTTTCTACTTTATCATAGTTATTTAAATTTATTGGTATTGTTAATAATTGAGCTATTTTATCTCCTATATTAACTACATATGGTATATCATTATGATTATATAAATGAACCATCAATTCTCCAGTATACCCACTATCTATACAACCAGCTCCTACTTCTATATTGTGTTTTACAGATAATCCACTTCTTGACCACACTAAACCTACGCAACCTTCTGGTATAGCTATCCTCAAATCTGTAGATATTAGTTTACTACTTCTAGCAGGTATTTCATAGTAACTAGATGAATATATATCTAAACCTGCATCTAATTTATTATGTTTACTTAATTTACCAGATTTTATTTTACCAGAAGAAGTTAATCTACCTAAAGCATCTATTTGCCTTAATAGGTAAGCTTCTTTAGAATGTAATTGAGTATGTTCACTTAATGACATTATTTCTAGATTATCAAGAGTATTATTTAATTTATTTTCATCTTTATGGTGAACTATATATTCATTAGTTAATACATCTATACCATCTACAATAGTTAAGTATTTATATTGTCCAGTAGAACGTAGAAATTCTTCCATTATAAGTCTATGAAAGAACATATAACCATCACTCATAGTTAATGGGTGTATATTATTCCTGACAAGTATATAACCATAACTAGATACTTTTATATCACTTATAAAACTGCTATTTAGTTCACCTTTTAAACCATATTGATGATTATTTTCTCCTTTAAACAAACTTTTTCTTATCATAGCACTACATTCCCTAGAACAACATGGACTATCTATCTTAGATAGATGACTGGGTTTTAAATAGTATCTTTTCTTACAGTATGCACATTGTGTATTTGGTACTACTTGAGCTTTTTTAAACTCAGCAGCACATTCCCTAGAACAGCATATATTTGTACTTTTTAATCTACTTGGTGTAACATCAAAAGGTTTTTTACAGTTATCACATGCAATAATCATATTAATTTCCTATAGTTTCTAATTTACGTTTCTCTTCTATGTTATAAACTCTAGGGTCTATAACCTTCTCAGTTTCCTTAACCTTTTCTGTATCACCATAAGAAATATTAGATACTTTAAAATCAGCAGGGATAATTAAAGTAGGTGTATAAGGAATATCAATCTCCATACATTCTTTAATTCTCTGTCTATAGTAAACTGCTTTTTCCTTTGGGTACTGTGTAACTATAGAATCATGTACTTGCATGAGAACTTGTACTTCTAGAAGTTGTTCTATAATGTTCACAAAACCATGATTAACTACGTCTGCAATAGAACTTTGTGGTATAAATGCAAACGCTTTATTATACAGTGTTACGTCATTTTTGTCTATAAACCATCCTCTTCTGCCAAAGATATTCTCAATATAACCTTTCTTTGATATATCCTTTTTAATTCTTTCTTGCCATTGTTTAACTTCTGGGTTTAACTGGAAGTAGAACTCTTGTAGTTGCTTAGCAAGGTCAAAAGATATTCCAGCAGTTACAGCAAGTTTATCTGTTCCCATACCATAATTTGTCCCATGAAAAATCCCTTTATAAGTTTTATACTCTCTATCTGAGATTTCTTTCTGGAAGAACTCTTCAGCAATATACTTATAAACTTTACCTTTAGGATTAGCAAAGAAGTCTAATAACCATTTACATTCACAATCAGCAGCTACTATCATAATATCAGCTCCTGATAAGTCAGCATCACATATCTCCATTCCATCATCAGGAAGAAATATCTTTTTTACATTAGGAAGTACAATAGAACCTTCTATATATAAATCAGCATAAGTATCGTCTTCTTCTCCTGTATCCTCCATAGCTTGTACTGAGTAAGTTAAGTTAATCTTACCTTTTTCTGGAATGTTCTGGAAGTTACCACCACCTCCCCACACATTCTTTGTACTAGCTAATCTACCTGTACCTGTACCAGATATATTATAAGCAGTTCTAGCTCTATTATCAGAGTCTAATCTCATTCCAAGAAAGTTATTAGTAAATACTTTAAGTGAAGCATACTCTAGAAGTAAAGTTAAAAATGGTTTATATAATGGATACTCATTAATGTAATCCAGCATTGCTTTGCTATCACAAGTTTCGTTACCACCTTTCTTTTTCTTTAAAGTAATTCCCATAAAGTCAGAGAATAGTTTCTTCTTTTGTGGTGTAGAGTTCTGGTTAAACTCCATACCAAGTACATCATTAATTTTTGTAACGATATCATCCATCAAACCAGAGAAGAACTTATACAGCTCATCTTTTCTCTCTTTATCAACTCTTACACCTCTATTCATAGTTGTGATAAGAGCAGGTTGTAGCTTTTGTTGCTGGAAGTAATAAAGTTCTTCTAGTTTACCATCCGCATTATGTACTTTATCTAGCAAGACTTTTAGTATCTCAAGCGTATACATAACGTCTTTACAGTTGTATATCCACCTTGTTTCAGGTGATTCTTGTGTAGCTTCTAAGTCATCTTTCCAGTAGATATAAAACTCACAGTAAAGACTAGCTAGAAAAGCAAGGTCTTTTGGTAAGTAGTTATACAGTATGTGATGAAGAACCATAGTATCATGAGCGGTAACTACATCCGTCATCCATACTTTATGAAAGAACTGGCACTCATAAGAATAGTTTTGTCCTATATGTAAACAATTAGGATGTTGAAGAACTTCTCTTACTTTACACATTATCTCTACTTCATCCTCTAGACTCCATAAGTTAGGATTAGAAGCAGTACAGAATGGGATACACATAGCAAAATCAATAGAGTCAGTTATACCGATACAGTCGATAAGTGACTTATGTAGAGTTTCTATATCTATTGAAACAAGTGTTGGCATAATATCTAATCTTTTTAATAAAGAATCAAGATATAGAAGTATTTCCCACTTCTCACAATTAACAATATGTTTCTTCTCAGGTCTTATATAATACCCTACTCCTTTATCTAGAATAGTATGATACATCCAAGCAAGTTTCTGAATGTCTAATTCCATGATAGGTACTTTATTAGCCATACTCATAGCATGGACTGGATGATAAATAGGAACTATAATAGTTTCATCTAAATCATAGACTTCATGCGGTTGCATAACAGAACTTCTGAACTTAACAAGTCCACCTAAAGGTCTTCTGTCTTTAATATTCCCAGCAGTTTGTGCTAGAGAAGTACATCCAGTAAGGAAGAATAGACTCCACTTACCAGTTAAAATAATTAGTTTTGGTTTTACTGTTTGAATCTCTTTAATAAGAGCTTGAAGTTGCTCATTCAAACGGTATGAAATATAAACATCTTTTTGATGCTCTAGTTTAATGAAAACCATTCTAGGAAGTGACTTAGTTGTAAGTCTTTCTACATCTTTGTCAACTAGGTAAACTTCTGATGAATTTTCTAAAACTATCTCTTTAAGGTCTTTACGTTTACGAAACTCTTTATTGAAGTCGAAGTTCTCTGCAACATCTTCTTCACCATAGTAAGAGTAATCAACATAAGTTGTATTGATATCGGTAGCAAGAATACCTTTGTATCCATCTACTGGTTTTGAGTTATATGTATTAACTCTACCTGTTCGTAGAGCTGTTAAGATTCCTAAATTAGATGAAGCACTAAACTTCTCTCCATCTTCTATTTCCCTTTTTACTGGTACATCATTAATAATTAGTACGTTCTTTTCTCTTGGGAACTTTGGTCTTGTTAGCATAAGTATTCTCTATTAAGTGTTGGAAGGAGGGAAGATTAACTCCCCTCCAATAACTAATTAACTATAGCTAGTTTTATTCTTCGTCTAAGTCGTTTTCAAAACCTTCAACATAAGGAAGAATACCACAGAAAGGAGCAGAGAAAGTACCTCTATCAATAACATTCTCTAAAACTTCAGGAGTTTTATAGTTAGGTTGTTTAACTACTTTTACTAAAGCTGGTTGTAAATTAACAGTATTAGCAATAACATCAAATAATGCTCTATGATAGTTTACAGAGTTTAACATAGTTTCAATGTTAGGAACTGATTGCAGTTCAGCAGGAACTTCAATGTTATCATCATATTCCCAATCTACACTTTCAGCAAAGTTTACTTCATGTAAACCAAGTGCAGTTAAGAAAGCACCTAATACATGAGAATCAGCAAGAGTATATTTCTCTTTATCAAAGTTTAAGTAGATTTGTCCACCGAAAACAACTGGCTCATCTCTTTGAAGAGTTTTACTTGCTTTCTTACTTGTTAAAGTAGCACCATATTGGAATCTACCAGAGATAATATATCTTCCTGTTTCCTCCATAGCTTTAGTAACTTTATTACGTTCTTTTTCTTTAACTACAGCAATTGTATTGTCTTGTCCAATAGAAGTTGTAGCATTTCTAATTACACCAGCATATAAACCATTTTCTAAAGTTGGTTTCTCAGTTGATAAAGAAGTTGTATCTACAGCGAATGTTCTTTTATTTGACATATTATTTATCTCTTATATTGTTTAATTAAATTTAAATAGTTTAAACTGATTAACGCACAGTAGTGTTCACGAATAGGATTACCTATTATCCCCTTAGTCTTTAAAGAAACTATAAAGACTAAAATCTGGTTCAAGACTATCTTGTTCTGGGAAGTTTCTAGCAGCAGTTTCTACTCCTAGTTTCTTTCCAGCCCATACTCTTTTGTTAGTATTAGTAACATAAGCATAGATTACATCTGCCCAACCTCCAGCATATTTACCTGCTAATGCTACACCTGCTTCTAAAGATATTCTAATCTTCTCTATCTTTTCAATATCATCCTGTATTCTATCAGCGTGGGCGAGCATAATAACAGAACAATCTAATTCTATCAAGTTTTGTGTAAAGGTTTTAATCCAGTATTGTACAGACTGATAGTCTTGCATTTGACTAATAACTCTATCTCCTTTTACTACACTCCATATACCATGTGTAATAGGTGAAAGTCCATCAATAACTAGGATATCAGAATACTCTAACTCTCCTACGTTACCTAGTTTAACTTCTTCACCAGTAGCATAATCAATACCAGAGAAAGAAGATAAACCACTTACCACATCATTAAAGAAAGTATACTTATCTTTATTCATATTAGTTGCATCACTCTTTTGAGCATCTGCGGCACTTTGTTTTACATATACGTTTAAGGCATTCAGTTCTTTACCAAAAGCTTTTTTACTTTTAGGTCTAATTATACAGTATATAAAATCATTCTTCTCTAGCTTAATACCATAATGTTTAATTCCCCACTCTATACCAGACATAGCATTTCTTTCAGTACATACAAAAATCACTCTTTGGTTTGGTCTTTGTTCTTTAAGTTTAAATAATGTAGCAATAGAAGTAGATTTACCTACACATGCTAGTCCGTAAAGAAGAATTTTAGCTACTTTTGTACTCATTTTATACCTTTTAGTTGTTTGAAATCTTGAAGAGAATACTCTTTACCCTCTGAGTAAACTGTTTGTTTATATCTAGAAGCAAGTATCTGTTCCCCATACTGTTCTATACATCCATCAGCAAATACACATAATTTTCTATAACTATTACAGTTACTATTATAAACTGGATAGAAAGCATCTTGTGGAACATTATTAGGATTCTCTTTAATCCACTTATACTTTTCTACAAGTTCTTCAATCTTTATAAAAGTTGTCTTTACCCAGTTTGAAATCATAAAATCAGTTACAGGAATCTCTAACTCATAAGCTTCTTCAAAATTAACCCCAATCGGAACTCGTCTAACTATAGTAGAGTTAGTCTTAACTCCTAGTTGTCGAGCAGCCCAATGATACCCTATAAACTGTCCAGAAGTTCTATACTCATCGGCTTCTAGTTCTAAGTCTACTAACTTAGTACCTGTTATTCTTCTTACATTCTTTGTAGTCTTCTCATCGAGAACATACTTTTTAACACTTTTACCTTGGTGTATTCTTTCATATAGTCCATCCAGTTTACCTTTAAAATAGATGTTTTGTCCTTCTATTTCTGGATGTGGAATACCAGTATCGAATACAAAAGTATACTCAACTGCATGGCTACCATCAACAAGCTTACAAGGTACAAGAGTTGACTCCAGTCTAAACTTCTTAAAGTATTTCTTAAATGTATAAGCCATTCTTTCATTAGTTTTAAGGTCATCAGTTGTATCTTCTCCACATAGAATGTGTTCATAACCTAATTCAATAGCAGTTTCTTCATCAAGTCCGTCATTGAAATAAGCTTTTCTAGTTATCTCACAAGCAGAAGCAAATAAACCACCAGCAATTAAATCACCACTTCTATATGTTCCTGTTAATCTCTGGCAATGCTTTCTATACCAGAATAACTCACATTGCCATAAGTCAGATAACATAGAGTAACTAAAGTTAATAGGGAATAAACTATCTATCATATTATTTTCTCACTTGTGTGTTCATTTAAAAATGCTTCTTCTTCTTCATTAAGTCCATCAGTTGTTGTAAACTTCTTAAATATAATTGCATCAAGTCTTTCTTGAATTGCTTTCTTTGTTAGTCGTTTTGGTTTAGGTGCTTTAGGCTCTCTAGGAACTCTAACTTTTTTCTCTTTAATAGGAGTAAGTAGAAATACCTCTGTTCTTTGAATCCTGAGAAAAGGAATAACTATTGTTTTGAACTCTTCTAGTGTAACAGGTTCACCTCCATTAGTAATTCTTTTCTCTAAGAGTTCCTTTTGTTTCTTTATTTCTTCTACTTGCTCTGGTGGTATACCATGAGAGTAGACATTAACTGTTTCTTCTACTACAGGAACTAAAGGTACTTCAAACATTAACTTCCCCTATAAAACATTAATCTATTTATACACCTACTTGTAGCAACATAGCGACACTTCTTTTGTTCTACAATATTCATATTCTTCTGTATATCACTATCAATTACAATAACAGTATCTATACTTGAACCTTGTAGCCTATGACTTGTTTGAGCATAGCTATGCTTTATTTCAGCGAATAATGATACCATAAAATGTAGTGTTTTAAACGCTTTAGCTTTGTTTTGAGCTGTTTTCTCATTCCATGCTAGTATTTTATAGTAATTTTCTATTTTGTCAATCTCTTTAAGTTGTTTTGGCTCAAAAAATTGCGTAAAACCATTATCACAAATTACGCTGATTTTATAACAGTCTACAGAAAGCTGTTTATTCAAACAAACTGTTACAGTTTTACAGTCTACTACTTCTCCTTTAGTATTAGAGTAAAGTGTATCTAAACTGTTCTTACCTACGAATTGTTTTAAAACTTTATCAGTATAGGTATCAAGTTCTTCAACTACTGTTAAAGGTCTTATAAGGATAATCTTATCCCCTTTAATATACTTCTCTGTTCTGGCAGTTAAACCGAATAGTTTCTCTCTAATTATAGAATTGTACTTATCTACTCCAGCATTGCTCCACATAACAAGTTTAGTATGTCCTTCAAATATCCCATCAATACCAGTTTTAGAGTTTATATATTCTTCTAACTCTTTCTTAGAGATATCAAAGTCTTTAGGAACTATCCTATCAGGTGTGTATATCATCTTCTCTAATCTGTTATTAAAGTCCCACAACTCTCCCTTATTTCTCATAGGGATTGTTAAGGTAACTGTTCTATAACCTTTATCAAATACAGGTGAAATACACTTATCAAAGATACCTTTGTTCTTCTTAACTGGTGGAAGCTGGCTCTTATGCCCTACAAATAGAATCTTCTTACCTATATCATTTAGAATCTTTAGTAGTTCTTCTGATACCATACTACACTCATCTACTATACATAGATTAATATCATCCCAGATATTAGGTAGTGCTACTTGTTCAAATGAAACTTCATCTAAATGAGTAGTTGGTGCAATTCCTAGTGCAGAGTGAATTGTCCTGAATGTATATTCTCCTTGTACTTTATCACGAAGCTGTTTAAGAGCTTCATTAGTTGGACATAGTAATAGTGGTTCACAGTTTAGACTATTAATTACTTCATGTAGAAGATGGGACTTCCCTGTTCCACCTGCTCCATCTAGTATCATATAAAGGTCTTTACTCACCCACCAACTTTGTATTTGCTTTAGTGCTGATAGTTGGTCTGAGTTAAGCATATTATCCTACAAATCTTAGTAGTTTAAGTTCTCTTATCTTTGCTTCTAGCTTATTAGCTTCTTGCATAGCATCAGCAAGTATTTTATTCTTCTTAGCCTCTATTGTTTCGATAGCTTTGATAATGATATCCTGTTCTGATAGGTCTTCTATAGTGACTGTAATAGGATAAGACTCATCTATAATAATCTCTCTATCATTAGCCATGAATCCGTAACCTTCTGGAAAAACCCTTACTGATACTTCCTCTAGTGTGGTATTATATGATGCTAATACTGTTGCGTTTACTTCTTTTACTGTTGTACTCATTTTACTTCTCCTACATTACCAAAATTAATAATCTTATTGCATTAAGTTCAATATTTCTATTCTTAGAAACATAATCAATTTCACTATCCCTTACTACAAACTTCTTAGAGAACTCATTACCATCAAATAAAGTATAGAACTTATTAGTTGTTATTTCGTTTACTTTCTGCTTTACGTGTTGCTTCTGCCTGTACCCTAGAAGCTTCTGTAAAGAAAGAAGTTGTAAGTTGTTTAGAGAGTTTCTTTTATCTATCAAGTCTTGAATGTTCATACTTCTACAAATCCTGTATGTTTGAATACGTTTATCTTAACTACGTTACCATCTTCGTCTACTCTTTCTTCTGATACTCTAGTAGAGAAAGAGTACAAAGGTTTAATACCTTTATTAATCAAAGCGTACTCTAGGTTAGACATAAAGAATGGTGCACCTCCTATAAGAGCATGAGTACATTTACTTACCATAGCTAGGTAAGCTAGTTCTTCTGCTCTGTTCTCCATATCTAGTATAGATGGGATAGTATCAAAAGTAAGTAGGTCTTTTACTTTTACTTTGTTTTCAGGTTCTAATACACCAGCCTTGTACTGTTCTGGTGTAGCTATATGTTGTGTTAGGTTTAGTATGTTCATGTTATTCTCCGAAAATTGTCTTATTAGTTCGTTTTGTATATCTCTAACTTCTGTTATAAAGTTTTCACTTAGACCATCTACTTTATCTAGTGGGTCGTTCTCCCATATAAAGTTGATGGTGTATTCCGTTTCTACACTTACATCTCTTAGATGTTCGTATTGTACCCTTAGTTGTGTTATAACAAATAGTATATCTTCACTACTTGCTTCTTCATCACCTAAGTAGTAGTCTAGTTTATTTATTTCTTTCTCTATATTCATATAGAATCTTCCGTGTAGTTGTATTCTGCTATAGCTTCCTCACCACCTTGGCTTAGTAAGTCTTCTAAAGTATCTCTATAGTGGAATCTATCCCAATACCAAGAATTAGGTAACTCTATAAACTTTTCTTTAATTATTCTGTTTAATTTGATTACTGTAGTATCTGTCT